ATGAGTTTCATGAATATTGAAGCATTGTCTAATTCGATTGATTTTAACGTGAATAGTATTTACGATGTGCTTGTGTATTTTGTTGATATTGCGTCCGATTGTTTAATCGAAACTCGGTTTGTTGATTGCATTGATGCATACGGGCTTAGGGACGTACTGACCGATGGCGTGTTTTACGTTCCGGGTGCGGTGTGTTTGGGATATCGTATCGATCGATGATTATGAAAGGGTTTTTGTAATGATTAAGAACGATAAGAAAATTTCCACGTTACACTCTTCATTTAAAGATGGTGATATTGAACTGTGGCATTGTTCATGTTCATTTCGTAACGTGTATGAATTGCGCTATAATATTAGTTTTTATACGCCGGATGGATTAAAGAACGCAGTGTCTTTATGTACATATAATATGAATGATTATGCGCAGATGTTAAGTGATGCCATTGCATTAGCTAATACACCTTTGCTAGAGAGGGATTGACCGTGTTTTGCAAACGTAATCCTTGCGATTTCATTAAAGGATACAGGTGTCGTGGTGAACGTCGTATTAAGACGGTTGTCATGGGTACGAAGTGGTTTAAATGTGATTCGTACGTGTCCGATTATGTGTTTACGTATTGTTGTGATATGGTTGATTTGATGCGGCGGGGATTGTGGGAGGGGTGAGGTGATGGCCTATTAGCTCAGTGGTTAGAGCGGCATCCTTATAAGATGTGCGTGCTGGGTTCAATTCCCGGATAGGCTACGCGATTGTGATATATTGGGTCATGGCATGTCATTCGATGTGTCATGACCTTTTTTATTTGTGAGGTGTTTTGATGGATATTAATTCGATTGTAACCGTTGTTGGGAGTGTGGGTTTTCCGATTGTCGCGTGCTGTGGTATGGCGTGGTTTATCGCCACGACGTTCCGTGATTTTAATGATTTGATGACTAAGAACAATGTGCTGACCGAAGAACTTATTGCATTGCTTAAGGATAATAAGGGGGATAGTGATGATACGAATATGGCGTAGCGTGTTGGCGTGCGTGTGCGCGTTGTCATTGCTTTTTGTGCCATCTGCAAGCGCGGATATGCGTGGCGTAGATGTGAGCAATTGGCAGTGTGATGTTGATACGTTCGCGCTGGACGCTGATTTCGTTGTGGCGGGTGCTACATGGGGTGTTGGCGGTTTCAACAACATGTGTCTGACCAATGGTGTGAATCAGGCGGCGAATTATCAGCTCGGGCGTGCAGTGGACAGCGGTAAAAGCATCGGCGTATATCATTACGCGATGGGACGTGACGCGAACGCGGAAGCTGACTTTTACATAGATAACGTGCGCGGTTATGTTGGAAATGCGGTGCTTGTTTTGGACTGGGAATCTCAGGATAATCCGCAGTTTGGTAATGGCGCGTGGATTGAAACGTGGGTTCGTCGCGTGCATGATCGTACACAGGTGTGGCCGATTGTCTATGTTCAGGTGTCAGCGCTGGGGCAGCTTACCTCATATGTGCGTGAGCATTGCGGGGTGTGGGTTGCACAGTACGCGTCTATGAATGTAACCGGCTATCAGGAAACGCCGTGGCTATACGGCGCATATGGTGAAGCCATGCGGCAGTACACGTCGAACGGTTATGTGTCGGGATATGCCGGACGATTGGACTTGAATTATTTCAGGGGCGAACGATGGCAGTGGGATGCATACGCGCGCGGCGACGGCGCGAATGCGTCCACACCGGAAACGAATGCCGGCGGAAATGTGTCACAGTCTGCTTGCGTGGTTGTCGCGTCCGGTGACACGTTGTCGGCTATTGCCGAGCGTACTGGACTGTTGCCGTGGCAGTCGTGGCATGGATACGCGTCCGGGAACCCGTCCGTTATTTATCCGGGGGAAACCGTGTGTTACGGCGGTGGCACGGTTGCGCAGCCGGATACGGCGCGTACGCATGTGGTTGTGTCCGGTGAGTCTTTGTGGTCGATTTTCGGCGGTGATTGGGCGCGGGTTGCCGGGCTTAATGGCTTGTCTAACCCGAGTTTGATTTATCCGGGTCAGATTTTGCGTTATTGAGAATCAATGTTAATAATCGGCGTGTCGCTTTTTGCGCACGCCGATTTTTTGTGTTATAAATAGTTATGTCGCCAAAATGGTTGACATAAATAGATACAAAGGATAATAAACATGCGAAAGATTCGTAAGGTAATCGCTGACAGCACCATAAGTTATTATGATAGGGACGGTGTTGCACAGACGTTCCACACCACCGGAAACGTTCGTACCGTTGAAATGGCCGTCAAAACGCTTATGGACGCCGGTATCGTCAACGTGTTGATTGATGATATTACGGTCAATAAAACCGTGTACGTGATGGACGTTGATACGTTCATCGAACATGCCGAACGTGTTGCGGCTGACGTAACCGGTACCGATATCGACAATGATAACGACGATATTGAATTCTGAAAGGAATTGAAATGAACGAAGAAAACGAACAGATGAACGACACCACCGTGAATGAAACCGCACAGAACACCGCTGACAACTATCGTTATATTTGCACGATGGACAACAGCACGTTCGAAGGAAAACGCGCCATCGTCAATGCCCGTAACAGCGCGTTGTCGCTAAACGAACACGGGGCGGAACCATTGACGGTTATCGGCGCTTATATCGCGCCGGGCGTCCGTTCTCAGACCGGGCAGAAATGCGCAAACGTCTATCTTTTCGGAAAGGACGGTAAGACGTATTTCAGTCAGTCACAGGGCATCTACCGAAGCGTGCTGGATATCTACGACATGTTCCCCGATTTCAACGCGCCGGACGGCATCACCATAGCAGTCAAGCGGACCGCACTTGGTGGCGGACGTTCCACGAAATCGCTTGAAATCAAGTAGTTCGGAATGAAACAAAAGTGCCATAATACGTTATGGCACTTTTTTTATAAGGTGGTGAACATGTCTAGAGCGCATAAACAAGCAGACGTATTGACCGCGAAACGCAAGCGCGTACGTCGTACGATAAACAGTCTGAAAAAAAGCATTACCGACATCATGCCCGAAAGTGAAGCACATGCACGACGTGTTTACATCCAGCGACTTGAAACGCAGCTGAAAAACACATATGTAGGCCGTACCCGCAACGCTGCCATGCGTGACGAATTGTATCAGCGCGCCAATGAAAAAGCCGACGCGCTGATTCGACAAACCGAAGACATGCGCGGCGGCAAAGGACGCGCGAAAGAACGCGCACGCTCATTTAATATCTTTCGCAATGAAATGCGAATGGCGTCCAAGGGGCTACCGAGCGCGCTGGGCGATGACCTAAGTCGTGAAAAAGTCAAGATATTTTGGCGATACACACAAAACGTATGGCAACGCCCCGACGTTGCCCCGAACAAACGGTTAGAAGCCATCATGAAAGCATATGACACCGATTCGCTCAGTGAACTGTTTGATACTATCATGTCACGAAACGAAAAGGCGTTGCAATACGCAAAACGCATGAAAATGCACGCGGGCGAATTGGAAGACGATACGGACGTAGATGGCGGTAGCCCGATATGGCTCATGTTGGTCACACCTGACGTAATACGATGATGAAAGAACGCAAGGATTTTCGGATAGCGGCAATATTCGACACCGAAACAACGAACATCGGCACGGGTGCCGAAACGCGCGCATACCCGATATTGTACATTTTTAACGATTTGCGTGACACGTCACTGGAATCGTACACCCCCGATACGGACGATGTGCGATTTTACCGGCGCACGTCCGAAGCGCTATCGTACATTGATAATCTTATTGAATACGGGCGTACGCACGGTTATGTTCCAATAATCGCGGCATATAACCTTATGTTCGACATGCAAACTCTCATGTTGGAATTGGCGCAGTCGTATACGATTACCGCTAATGCGCAGACGGCAACTAGCGTGTATACGCTTGATTTGTATATAGGTAATGACGTGGTGTGCCGTTTTTGGGATACGTTTTATCTCGAAATGGGCGGACTTCGTGCAATGGGTGAAACATGCGGTTTGCCGAAAGCGGTAGGCGACTGGGATTACACGCTTGTACGCACACCCGAAACGGCACTGACTGAGGAAGAACTGTTTTACGCGCGTCGTGATGTGCAAGTGATACCCCAATATCTGCAATGGCTGCTACGCGCGAACCATTGGCTTACGCCGGAAATGCTCGGTTGCCGTGTGCTTACCAAGACATCACTTGTGCGGCAGATGGCACGTCGTGAGATTGGCGGCCGACGTATCACGTTGCAGAGCGGTAAACAGATGACGCTTCAACGTGCGTTTGAGTTGACTTGCAATCAAGAGTTTCCGAAAAACTATGAGTCCTATGCCTTGCGCAAGTCGTGTTTCCGTGGCGGATTGACGTTTACGAGTGCGAAAACCGCTAGCGTTGTTGTGGATAATGTTGCGTCCTTGGATGTAACGTCAATGCATCACGCTTTTATCAATGGCCGTCGATTGCCGGTTAAGTTTGCGCCTATACCGTCTGATATTTTGCAAGTGGCGTGTGAACGTATCGTTAACACGCCACTTGAAGACGTATTGGCCAATTATAATGACCCCTTCCGAACGGGTATGCACGCTGCCGTGAGATTTACGAATCTCAGATTGCGTAAAAACACATGTTTCGACATGTGGGGTATTGCGATCTGCCCGCGCTCAAAATTCGTAAAGACGTTGCAAGCGGATACGGATTATGCCAATAACGAGCGTGCGAAAACACAGGAAAACAGCATTAGGGCGCATGGTTACGTTGATATCGCCGTTAATGCGACATACGCTTTCGGAAAACTGTATTCTGCGGATGAATGCATATTACACGTCAACGAGATTGAATTATGGAACGTGGCGCAAGTGTATGAGTACGATGAAATGCACGTCTTGTATGGGGAGGGTACCACTAAGACAATCATTCCGCCCGATTACGTAACTTTGCAATCCAATATGCTTTTCGCTCGAAAAACCGATGTGAAAAACCTGATTAAACATTATCATGAGGGGGCAGCGTATACGGAAAAAATACCCGATTCGATACCTGAGGGCATTGCGCGCGACGCTAAGACGGGCACGTTAAGCATGAAATTTTTGCAATCATACTACGGTAGCACCGTTAAAGGCCAATTCAACGGGATTTACGGCACTCAGGCACAAGATGTCATGAAAGCCGATTATCGCGTGACGGAAACCGGCGAACTTGAAGTTGATAAAACCACGGTTTGCACTCCCGAGAATTTTGCGAAAAAACGTCCGAAAACACCACGCGTGCTCTACACTTACGGTATGCGAATCGTTGCGGGCAGCAGAATGCACTTGCTGATAGCCATGATGCTGCTACATCGGCATTTCGGTGATCGCGTCACGGTTACGGGCGGCGATACCGATAGTCTGAAAATCAGCTGCGCCAATGACGTGTCTGACATGGAACTGTTGAAAGCGCTCGAACCATTGCACACCGCAATAGAGAACGCTATCAACATTACCATGCGACGGGTCAGAGACACCGCGGCCGACATGGCGTCTACGCTGGAACATATCGGAAAATTTGAAGTGGAGGATTGCGGTGGTACAACTCGGTATGCTGAGCATATGGAATTGTGGAACAAAGCACGTGTCAGTTTGGACAAGAACGGGCGCGTGCATGTCACTTGCGCGGGACTTCCGCGACCGGACGGCATGTACACCATAGAAGATTTTATTGCCGATGTCATGCGCACGGGGCACGGCTTCGCGGAAACCGTACAAATGTCGCTCGGCTATGATGTGTTAGTCGATTATGACATATGCCACACGTTGCAACGCAATCGGCCACATGTGTGGGATAGATACGTCGGCACCGTCACCGATTATCAGGGCGCGACGTACCATGTTGATGCGCCCGAAGCGATAGCGTTGTATCCGTCCGGTAGATGGCTGGGCGAATCGGACAAACAGGCAAACGGCGAGAATCTGACATACATACGAAACACGTATAATCGAAATGTGGAAACAATGCCCCGTGAACTTATTATGCGGGACGGCAAATCTATGATTGTGAGTATTGATGGCGAAATATTATTATGATCGGCTTAAAACCGTAATATTGCCGCGAAACGCAGACGTTAACATGATTATCGGCGCACGCGGTTTGGGTAAAACCTACGGTATGAGAAAATACATGATAGAGGATTATTTGAAAAACGGATATTGTTTTGCGGAAATTGCCCGTTTTCGTGAGGAAAACAACGATGTCGCCGCAGACTATTTCGACCGCATTATAAAGGATAATATTTTTCCCGATTATGAATTTCGCACAACCAATAAAACGGCTGAAATACGACGGAAGAAAACCGGCAAAAAAGAAAACCCGTGGCGGATATGCGGTTATTTTATACCCTTGACCATGCAACAGCGAAAAAAGAAAAGCACATACGTGAACGTGCGCAACATTTGCATGGATGAATTTATTATCGATAATGACGATAGATATCACACGTATTTGAAAAACGAGTTCGAACAATTGGCGAAAATCGTGGATACCGTGACGCGCGAACGTGCCGACGACACCGAGCTACGCAAACCGCGAATATTCCTTTTGGGTAACGCATGCGATGCGTTCAATCCGTATTTTCGACGTTATGAAGTGCCCCTCAATCCCGAGTATGGGCTGCAATGGCTTGACGGCAAAACATGTTTGTTCGACTATGTGCGAGACGATGACTATGCCGAGCAAAAGGCAAAGAACACCGTTGCGGGACGCATGTTGAAAAACAATGATGATATGACAGCGAAAAACAAGTTTCGGCAATTTGACACCGATTTTATCGAAAAACCGCATAAGCACGCGAAACTCACTTATGTGTTCCGTTGGTTTAAGCAAGAATATGGGGTATATGTCGATATGCGCTGCGGGTATGTTTTTCTTTCCACGAAATACGACGGCGGCGCACATGTGCCATATTTTGCAATCACACGAGATGATAACAAACTGAACTACCTCACTGCGAATATGGCAAAAGAGTTGATTAAAAACCTTACATCGTATTACGCGTTAGGTTATCTGAGATATGACATGGTGGAAACGCAACACGCCATGTTTGAAATGCTCAAGAATTTCGGTGTAAAATAAACACGGCGTACGTGAGGTGCCATAGTGGTATCGCTAAAACGTATCATCGATAACCACGGTTGACTCCGGCGACGATGCGGCCGTGAGGGAAAAGCGCGCCGACTACCCCTATGAAACATGTCACAAGTATGCTATTCTTGAGTCGTACCGGTTACATACCGGTACGACTTTTTCATATATGAAAGGAAAACGCTAATGGATGATGAAACAACCGAGGAAAAGGACACCGCCGAACGCGATGACCTCACCCCCGACGAAACGCACCGCGTAGGCGAATTCGATGACTTGCGCGACATGCTGCGCGACGTGCTGGACAAAGTGAGCGCAATAGGCGATCGTACGGACGCAATCAGCGAACGAATCGACGGCATCTATGACAATTTCACCGATTCCGTCGCGCAAATGGTTGAAAACGGCGCGACCGTCAAGGAAAACGACGACGCGGCGGAAGCAATCGCGCAAGCGGCGGCAGAGGACTTGGAAAATCTCGATTACACGCTCTGAAGGGAGAATGAAACATGGCAATAGACAACGCAACCATTTTGGATAAAGTACGTCTTAAGAACACTGACGATTATCAACAGCGCGTGCCCAGCGCGACGCAAACCGGTGTGGCGAACACCGCGCGGTATTTGTTCGACCCGATGAATCGGCAATATCTCAACGACTGTGTTTGGAGCATGGTCAATCGTATCGGACTCACCGTAATGGCACAGAACGCACCGTTTGAAAATCCTTTTGCGGTTTTCAAAAAGGAAAATCTGTATTGGGGCAGCACCGTGCAGGAAATCGCAGTCAAGTGGATTAAGGCGCACGGGTACAAGGATGATGCGGAAGACCTTTTGAAGATGCATCGGCCCGAAGCGGCGGTGTGGTTCTATGAAATGAACCGCAAGGACCAATATCCGATTTCATGGACCGATGACGAATTGCGGCAGGCGTTCATTGATGATTTCGGTCTGAATCGTTTCATTGCGCAGATTATGGAAACGCCACGCAACAGTGATAATTATGATGAAATGAACATCATGCTTGCGCTGATTCGTCATTATGAGCAGAATCTTGGTTTCTACAAAGTACATCTTGACGCGGTGCCGAGCGATGAAACGACTGCTAAGACGTTGCTTAAGGCATTGCGTGCGACCGCGGGGCGTATGCAGTTTCCGTCTACGCAGTACAACGCGTTGAACGTTACCGATATTCCGGCGTATGCTAATCCGCAACAAATGGTGTTGCTGATTGAGCCGGAATATCTCGCGTCGCTCGATGTTGACGCGTTGTCGGCTGTGTTCCAGTTGGATAAGGCCGATGTGCCGTATCGTATCATTCAGGTACCGAGCCTTGGCATTCCGGGCGCGGTGGCGTTGCTTGTTTCAACCGATTGGTATCAGGTTCGCGATACGCTGTACGGCACTACTCAGTTCTATAATCCGCAAACACTTTCCAACACGCTGTATCTCAACCACTGGGGCATTTATGGCGTGTCGCCGTTCACACCGTGCGCGTTGTTCACCACCGATACGGGTACTTCCATCAAGGTTGTGACTCAGACCGTGACCGGCTTCACGCTGACCCCGACCACGGGAAGCGTCAAGGCGGGCGACCTTATGCAGCTCACGCCGAAGCTCACCGCCAACGTCGAACCGACGGGCACCGCCGTTCAGGTTGCGCCGAACGCGGCGACGTACGATGTCGCGGCGAATCATGCCGTAAGCGGCGATGAGTCGCACGGTGCGGCGTTCGACCTCAACGTCAATACGTTCGTGGATGATCAGGCACGCTTGCACGTACAGCGTGACGGCCTTGTGGCCGGTGATGTCATTACCGTGACGGGTACCGCCACGTATGTCAATCCGAACGGCGAGACTACGGAACATTCCGCAACATGCACGTTCACCGTCGAATAGTCTGAATCGACTATGGTATAAAATGAGTGGTGTTTCATGTGAAGCACCACTCATTTTTTCATATATAGAAAGAGTACGATATGGATTTTCCACATCTGCAAAACGCAACGGTATTTCCCGATACGGACACGCGCGTATACGGGCAGTACCGCAACGTTTTCGATTACAATGTTTGGACACCAAACACGGTAATCAAACTGTGCCGTGTGAATTGGTATGATGATTACCACGACGTTGTGAAATTCACCGATGACGATGCAAGAGATGCATGGTTTGACAAACTGGACGGCGAAACCGTCAAGCTCACAACTAACATGTATATCGCACGCGCCGACGCGGACGGCATAAAATTGCCCGTGCCCTACATGACGGCGCAACAGTATAATTACATTGTCGTTGACTTTTCACATGACATTATCAATACGCCGTATCAGAAAACCGACGTGCAGACACGCTATCATTTTTTCATCACTTCCGTACGCGCGGAAGCACCGAACACGACAACATGCACGCTTATGCGTGACGTATGGACGGACTATATCAACAATACCGTAATCAACGGTTTGCTGCTGTCACGCGGACACGCCCCGTTGACGGAAACGACACCGCAAGAACTGTTGAAAAACCCACGGGCGAATTGTCGTGATTTCACGTTGCCCGACGTTGACTATGGCAATGCCGCGTCGAATATCAGGAAAAGCGCACCGTTTAATCTGCAAAACGGTACAAGATACATATGTGTAGCCGCAACGTTTTCGCCAGGGCAATTGCAAACCATGAGTGGCGTGCGGGGTACGAATATCGCGGACAGTGACCCGACATACATCAATAATGACGCCACGGTTAACGGGTTTACATGGGGTGCCGGAAACATTTCCACGTCAAACGTCACCGGCGTAGGAACGTCCTATAATTCCGTTGACAATCTCACTGCAAGCAACGTCACCATGTATGCGCTCGAATCGTCCAAAATCTCGGACAATTATTTCGACACGCTTTTCTCTTATTACCCTCATATCATGTCACAGGTCACAGCGGTTTTCGTAGCCACCGCAAACATGCTGCGTCTCGGTAATGCTATCAGCGTGAACGGCGTCGAATGGCATACGGTCAGCGGCACGCGAACGAAACTAGCCGATATTGATTTGACTATCGATGATTTCGGATACGCTAGTGAATACGCGCAAATAACACGACTGTATCTTGCGCCCTACGCGCACTTAGAGGTTTCCGACAACATCGGGAATAAAACCCGTGTGGAAATAGCCGACTGCGGGCAACTCTCGGCGCAGACCATCACATCCCTCAGCTATCCGATATTGCGACAAATCGCATGGCTTGACGGCATCGGAAGCGATGGCAATACGGCAATCAGCATTGACGCTATCAACGGCGTTAGCATTACCGCCGACGTGCCGAACGCGGACGTACTCAAAACGCTCATATCGCACGACATACCTACCTACGCGCTGCAACGGCGCGCAATCGATGCACACCGAGCCGACGCATACAATAGAGAAGTCGCGCAAGCCCGCGAAAACGCCGTTATATCGTACGAAAACGGCGCACGCTCGGCAAATACGGCGCGGGATAACGTCGCGCGCTCGGGACAGGCTAGCGTTACGAACACCGCTACCGCCAATGGTTTGCGAAACACTACCACAGCCAACTCGAATGCCGCCGCAACGGACATGACAAATCGCGGCAACGCCAAACTTGATACCGAACGTACGTATCAGAACGCGAAAATCAACGCCGATTTGTCGGAAGACTTAGCAGTGGCGACCGCATCATACGTTACAGGTCAGGAACAGGCCGCAATGACCAACGTTACCTCAAACATCGGCAGTCTCGCCACAAGCGCGATAACGATAGGCGCGGGTCTCGCCGTAAGCGCGGCGACCGGTGGCGCGGCGATACCGGCGATGGTTGGTGCCGCGGCAGGTTTGAGTTCCGGCGTGATAGGCGTTGGAACGTCAAGCTACAACACCGCTCTTGCGTTGACGAACAACGAACTTGTCTATACCGCGTCGAGCAGTGCCGCAAGCAACAAGGCGGCCAACGCGTTGGAATACAACGGTGGTATAATCGGACAGGCCAAAAGCTACGCAACGGATACTACGAATCGTTCCAATAAGCTCAACAACGACAACACGAACGCGTCGAACGCGGCCAACACGACAATGACGGCGACTAGTGTCAACGCGGCGAACACGAACGCGTCGGCGTCACGCAATCAGAGCGTGGACAATGCCAAACGCGTCATGGTAAACACGCGCTCAAACACGAATGCCGCATGGCGCGACTTACTCAATCACGCCGCGCAGCCCGTTGGCATGTATGGCGGTGACAATTTCAAACAGGCTACTGCACTTGATACCCTAACCGTTAAAATAGTCACCGAAGACAATGGCGCGATAGCGGCGGCGGGCGATTACATGCTGCGTTATGGCATAGCGAGCAACAAACTCTACAATAAGCCGTCGTTGACACCTTGCAAGCATTTCACGTATTGGCAATCCGCCGATGTATGGACGATATGCCCGCTTGCGCAGAATGAACAATTGCAGACAATCAAGGATATTTTCAATTCCGGTGTTACAATATGGAGCAGACCCGAGGAAGTCGGCGGCGACTTCGTACACGACAATCTATAAGGTGGGAAAACATGGGACGTAAACGCACACACAAAAGGTCATTGACCCGTGCGGAAATGGGTGAACGCGGCGCGCCGATGTGGCAACAGTCCGAAGCGCTCAATTCGCAAGCATATTCGATGGCGTATTCTCAAATGCTCAATATCGCGTTATCACGTTTCAAGTGGCTGAATCTGCCGAAAACATGTGACGCGTGGTTTTTGGAATACAATCTGCTGTATTTCGGTTACGCGACAATCGCGTTTCCGCATAGCAAGCCGGGTGTGTTTTTCAGCACGCAAGCGGTGACTACATCGAATTTCAACGTGTACTACAAACCGAAGAAATGGGATAGTTACGGCATCAACGGTTGGCGCTTTCCGGTGAACAATTCCAATGGTGTTTTCATCTACGCCAACCGCGCACGTACGCCACTCATTCCGACCATTGAATTTTTCGCGCATGAAATAGAAGATTTGTACATGACACGGCGGCAGAATCGTTTCAATCAGAAAACACCGTTCATATTGGAGGTCCCAGCCGGACAGCAAACTGCGGGCATCAACGTTATCAAGCAAATCTCAGGCGGTGAAATGGCAATCATGGCAACACCGGGCTTCACCGATTCCATGAAAGCCAACGTACTGAAAACCAACGTCGAATATATCGGCATGGAAATGCAGAACGATATTCAAAACACTTGGAACGCGTTCTATCAGGCGTTAGGCATTAAAAATCTGCCGTTGAAAATGGAACGGCAAACCGCCGACGAAATTAACGACTACGGAGAACCGACTGACCTACGCGCACTCAGCGAGCTTGAGGAACGCCGCGCCGCGTGCGATATTCTCAACACACGGTTTAAAAAATATCTCAAGGAACCGATACAGGTTGTATGGAACGAAGACAACGTTTCCCGCAACTACGCTTACTTGACAGATGTTGAAAGAATGAACGACGATGACAACGCAGAATGACCTAAATTATTATCAGCCATGTGAATCGCGCGACGATTTTCATGGCGTGATGACGTACACGTTTGGCGAACTGCTCGATATGCCGGGCGGTGTTGACTGGGATAATGTTGCGTGGTCATGGCGGGACGTTGCCTATGATGACGCGCAATATGTTCGTTGCTGTAAGAAAATCGAAAACCGCTTCTATGACCGCGAACTGGGCGTATTGCCCGCAAGCCGATGGAAACGGCATTTCCTACGATTGATAAACGAAATAACGCCCACCCTGAAACCATTGTACGCGGCGGTTGACGGCAATTCCGGCGTCATGCTATCCGATATGGACACATGGCATAAAATGCGCACCGTGTTTTCCGATTTCCCCGCAACTCAGTTAACCGAAAACCAAGACTACGCAAGCAACGCGACGGACAATCAATACGAGACAATCGCCAACGGTGATTTCATGGACAAAGTCAATCGCATACGAAACGGCGAATACGTCGATATAGACGTGCTGCTGCTCGAACATCTTGAAACATGTTTCAGCCCATTATGGACGGTAAACATAAACAATTATTGAAAGGATAATGCACATGTTTCCACTGCTACCGTTTTTCTCGGTATGGCCGTACACGCCCGCCATACCCGCGTTTTATTGGAACGCTAAAAGTCAAGAGGAAATCATAAAGCACATTGCGTGCGAAATCGACCACATAACAGCATATCTTGACGAAATAGTAACCGATATAAACAAAACATTAAACGACTACGATACAAGAATAAAGAACATTGAAGCGCATATAAACGATTACGCGCTAGCCATAGCGCAAATACAAGAACAAATCGAACACATAGGAAACACACAACTAATATGGAACGTCACAAAAGGCGAATACACTGATAGCAAAACCGCGTTGCGCGATTTGTACCGCGAAGTAGCAGTATACGGTGCGCGAATCAGTCAAATTGCAAACATTGACATAAACAAATTGGCCGAACACCGCACCGACGAAACGCCCGCAGTTGGCAACCTCACCATATTCAACGACAACACGCCACGCGTTACCGATACGGAAACCGGTAAACCGTACCCGGCATTATAATCACGAAAGGACACTCTATTATGGCGGAAACTCTAAACTATAAGCTTGAAAAATATGACGCGGGCAGCTCTGCTAATCTATTAGACCAATATAACGCGTCAATGGATAAAGTCGATGCGGCACTTAAACAAATCAACGATAAAGCCGAACAAGCCGGACAGGAAAACGCATTGCCGGACGGACTTGAAGCGTTCTGCACAGCGTTAGGTATTTCCAGTAGTAACGCGGCGAGTCTAGGCGCGACGCTAAATCACATTCTGAATAAAATCGGAACCGAAGCGTTTACCGTTACTGACCTTGCAAACGCAAAGAAAACCGCCGAGGGGTTTATTATTCCCGGTAATGTCGAATAACAGAAAGGGTATACTATGGCTACAGAAACACCGTTTTATCATCTGCCATTGTATGAAACAGGCGACCTAGCGGACTTGCGCGACGGGTACAACGCGGCAATGCGGATTATTGATCGTACTATACATCAAATGCAAGTGCAAGCGGAAATTAATCATCCTCAAACGATACGAAAGGAAACCACAAAATGACAGACTACACAACCAATTTCAATCTTGAAAAATATACAGCTGGCGACGCGGCAAATCTCAATGACCAATACAACGCGTCAATGGATATTATCGACACCAATTTATACAAAGTAAACACTAACGCTAGTAACGCGCTAAACACCGCCAATCAGGCCATAACGCAAATTCAAGCAACAAACGATAATCTAGCGGCATTAGGTGTAACCAACGAAACCACTGCAACCGCGCTCAAAAACAAGATTGATACAACCGCGTCAAATCTCGCCGTCACAACCGAAACAGCAAACAACGCCAAAAGCAACCTAAACGCGCTCGGCATAACCGACACCGCCACCGCCGAAACAACTAAAACACGTTGGAATAAAGCAGCCGAACAAGCCGAAATCAATAAAAACAGTATATCCGCGCTCAACACTAAAACAAACCAAAACGCGCAAATCATTACGCAAGCAATCGGTTACAATGATAATATTGTCGTAATCGGGGACAGCTGGGTAGACGGATACTATAAGCATGCAAAACACTTGAACGACTCACCAGCAAACGCCATTTATGACATACTAAAGCCAACCACAAAACAAACACTAGGAACAAGCGCGGGCGGATTCTACGCAAACGGCGATGACGGTACTTTCCTTGACCGATGGAACACAGTAACCGATAAACAGGATGTCAATAGAGTAATCATCATTGGCGGACAAAATGACGCAAGTACAATGCTAAATGACAACGTGCCGTTAACATCCATCGATAGCAGCATAAACACATTGCTTAACACAATCCGCACCGACGCACCGAACGCAATAATTGATATATTCCCGATGTGTCTCGCAATGGGCGAATCAATGAACCGACAAAACGCAAAGTGGTCTGTGGCACCGGATTACCGGCAACAGGTTTACAACCTTTTCGCTACAAAACGCGATATTCCAAACGTGGTAATTCACGAGGGCGCATATCGCGCGGGTGTATGGGCGAGTCGCGCAGCAGATGGCGGTGATGACAACGACGGCGCGCACCTATCAAAAGGCGGATACAGCGCAGTAGGCCACGCTATGGGTAGCTGCATTCTACACGGCACGACATTTTTCCCAACACAAAGCGGATTCCCTAACGAATCACAAATTAACGGCACATGGAATAATATATCAATATTTGAAACCAACGGCATACTATCAATACAATACAATGTTAAATGCAACAGCACGCAAAAGAACGGTGACCGCATATTCAAAATCGCCAAACAGTTCAGCGTAGGCGCATCAGTATTCTACAAAGACTACAGCGACAAATATTTCGTCTCAATCGACAAAAACATATTAGCACTACAAGGCGTAAACAACATAAACGCCGGTGACATAATCGCCGGTGGCATACGACTACTAGCGGGCTTCTAACACAAAAAAACCGGTTGGCATTATCGCCAACCGGTTTTATATTTATATCAATCATCACCGTTATCAACCGAAATAACATATTTACGACAACGGCGGCCTTTCTTACTTAAACACCGTTCGGTTTCGACGTAATCATAATCGTTACTCACTGAAAATTCGACAACCGTTGCAAGTGCGGACTCGAACGTAATAACAGTATCATCAAAATAACCATTATCACGAACGGTAGTCGTAAGCACGTCTTCAATGCAAACTTTGTACCAAGTGTCCTCTTCAAGTTCGATAACATAAGCATTAAAATTAATCATTTTATTTTTTCCTTTCATCGAAACCGACACTTACATAATACCACACCACACAACACGACACGCCCAAACCGCACCGTCCTTTCACGCACACTTCCGCGTACCACACCACACCGCACAAGTCAAACACACACGGCGTGTCGGGTGCATCATGCCGCTTAATGGGAACCATTCTCAAT